AGGTAAATTTTTCGTATGTTGCTATATCTTATATTGGATAGTGAGTTGTGCGTTGATATACTTTGCATATGGGAATTACGCCGATTTATTTACACCCGGATCCAAAAAGATGCAAGTTATTGCATCGGATAAAATGACCGAATAATAATCCCAGTGTATTGCTGAATACATCGTCCCATTTACCGTACCAATAATCCTTTTCACATGCAGTATGTTTGCACCATAGCGTCTTGAACGCATTCATGAAGCCGTTATTGTAGTCGCGTTCGCAATTTACCAGGCCTTTACCGGTAGTCGGAGACAATGCATCCTCTACAACCTCCCAGAAAATGCCTAAAACGAACAACTCTAGTAAGTAATCGGGAAAAAGAAAGCCCAACATCGAAAAGAACGCGATATGAGTCACACTCCACCAGTCTATAACCGCCGAGGGGACAGTCAATATCGGATGTTTCAAAACAGATTGAATTTGCCCTGGATAAAAATGTCCAGCAACTATGAACGATAATGCAAATAACGTCATAATAAATGCGAACTGAATAGAACCTTTGTCTATGCTTCTTATGCGCCTAGCAAGATACATTGAATGATATACATATACTTTCGAAATTTTTAGTCGGAACAAAAAAACTATATTATTTCACTGAAAGTTGCGGTTACACACCCTTGAAGATTTACACCTTTGAAACATTTTTATAATTTTCTATACATGTTCTTTCGATATAACAGGGTCATGTTTGATGGAGGCTTCCTTTTTCTGGAGTAAAAATTCTTCTTTGTGTGTTTGATAGTATATCTTACTTATTTCAGGTGCGGTGTATTTTTTGAGATGAGTTTTCATAGCTTGTAATTCCTGTTCTAATATAGCATTTTTTTCAATCAACTTTAGCGTAATATAGGAAAAATATGTTTATGTAATTTAACAATTTATTTAGTTTGCATATTTGCGTTTTTTGTGCGGATTTAAATCTTCATAGATGTAATATGAATATTGTAAAAATCACATTAGCTATAATTGTAATTGTTGTCGCGTTGGCTATATTATCTTTTTATCGTTTTCCAGCAGAGCGAATTGTTTGTGTAAGTGACGCAAATAAGGTGTATTCACCAGCATACGGTAAAATAATGAAAATAACGGAACGCGACGACGGGACTCTATATATTGCGATTTTCTTGTCGCCTCTAGATGTACATTATCAATTTTTTCCCGTGTCTGGCGTAGTGAAACAAATCGACTATGACAGTACCGGTAAATTCGAATTAGCATATGAACTGAATAAAAGCAACGACAATGAGAAGTGTATTCATGTGATAAACAATCAATACGGCGATTTCATAATATACCAAATCGCAGGTTTTCTTGTTCGTCGCATTTCCCCATATGACACAATCGGTCAAAGTGCAGTAAGTGGAAAGTGCATGGGACTGATACACTTCGGTAGTCGAGTAGATATCATCATCCCGCAACGTAATAGTTTTACATTGCTCGCAAAAGAAGGCGATAGCGTGAACTGCAACGACACCATTTTAGGATATTACTAGAGCGTGTAAACTTAGACAAAATTTTGCCATCCAAGTATAGATCGGATGGCAAAAAGATATATATATGCAATCATAAAAATACCCATGGAAGTATGTCCGGATGGGAGGTACGAACCTTGCAATGAATATACAGACGTTCGATTCGAAAAATGCGATCGATTACCAGACAAAAGCGCGACAGGTGAATATAATTTAGACGCAATTTTGAGCTCTTTCAATCGCGAATGTGAGACTGAGTCTGAGACAACCGATACTATATCTAATGACGAAAGTAAATCAGAGATTGCAGAAGAAGTATCGAAACATGACATCAAGGCTAGAGTGCGAAATCGGATGACCACCTTCAAGAATCGTAATTGCGGTGCAAATAAATATACAGCAAAAAAACTACCGGTAATACATTGAATGGTAAATGCATAGACACGCGAGGAATGTCGCGTATACATGCTTTACGTTCTAGAACCTACGTTAGTTTAGATACATAGGCCGATTCGCTCTGCTCACTTCGTGCGAAATTGGTTGTATTATAGGAATTCGATTCATAATGGAGAGCGATTGGAGCGTCTTAAACTCGGGAAATACGGCGGGTTTCGGAGTCTCTAAATTGGTGGATCCAATCCCGAACAAGCTCGATTCGATGTCACATGCGTTAGACGCCAAGACGCACCTTGCGGTCTTGGCACCGAGTAGGCCGTCGCCTGGGTGATGCGATTCGGTCGGGAGACTGAATATTTGAGAGGTCACGTAGTTGCGCTGGCACGCGACGCCACTTTTTTCCAATCGATAATCACCGGGTGAATTTTTATTGCGCGTAGAGGCCATTATAGAATCATGATATTTTATTTCGCAGTTTTGTGTAGTTGGGATTTGTGGTCATCTCATTGTTCTTGTCCGGTTTCGCGAAAAAATCACATAAACACAAATGAAAGAGTGCGAAATAATCGTATGAGAAAACTACAGCCAGTCCGATTTCCGGGTCCGATGAAAGCATGCGTCCAGCGCCAATAAGATAGAGTTCAGCAAACGCAGGGATCGATTTTGTTTTTTCGAACACGAAATCTAGGCATTTACTTATGGATCTCTCGTCATATAGGATTTCGTCTCTCGATTCGTCGTCTAGATCGTCTACGTTTGTGATATTCGAAACATCCATTTGGAATACACGTCTGAGAGATTCTCTGTATCCGGAATTGTCTAAATAATCTACTTTATAGGTAATATCATATGTCATTTTTATGATATTACATCGGACACATGTTTATATTGTTTTTATTTACGTTGTTTTTGTTTGCGACTGGGACCACTGCGACGCTTCCCGCCATCCAGACGACGTTGTTTACGCTTGCGAGATTTCTTTCCTCTGCGCTTACCGCCAGTCACCTCCCCCTCCCCTTCCCTCGCCACTCCTTCCGTCGCCTCCCCCTCCTCTTCCCTCGCCACTCCTTCCCTCGCCTCCCCCTCCCCTTCCCTCGCCACTCCTTCCGGCGCCTCCCCCTCCCCTTCCGGCGCCACTCCTTCCGTCGCCACTTCTTTCTTAATCGGGTTCTTCGTCACTTTATCAACTATCGATTTTACCGGTTCGATTAGACTTTGAGCCAAATCTTCAGGGTTAGTTATGCTAGCTTTATTTTTTTCTAGTTTATTCGCTAAATCTTTTAATTGTGCAATACTTGAAATCTTCTTTTCATCTGACATGTTCTTGTATAGATTAGGTGTAGAAATTCTCTCATTTTCTAAAGTTCGTTGTATTGGAAACCTCTCGGGAATACCTTCCTCCTCGGATCCACCCACTCAGCGCAGCCTCTTCCACAGAGAACGTCGGATTTGTTACGCGATCTTTGACTCTCGCGATCATCGGAAACGATTTTTCGCTATCATCGGCTTGCTGATCCCAAGCACTTCGCTTGTCACTGATGCGTTCTCCCTGTTGGAGAACCGATTCGAGAGCCGGATTGCTCGTACCTCTGCCTAAATATGGGATAGTCAAATAAGGGCGCTGAACAAGTTGAAGCCTCTCGAGGGCTCTGTCCTGCTTTTTCCCAATGATCAACTGCGAATCGAAATCGATGGCAGAGCCAGGCAAACCACCCCCCGTTGTTCCCCTAAAATTCACCGTTGGCGCCTGGGTTGCAAATTGAACGGCAGATTCCGAATTGTTGTTAAAGTAGTTCTCAATTGTGTAGGATGCAAATTTGGTATTTCCGACGTTGCGCGTCGAATCGTTGAGTCCGATGCGTTCCATGTTATTAAAAATATCAGTCATTTGTCGATTCTATACTATACAACAACAAAACAAAGCAGGAACAGGGAACTATCTTGTATTTTTTTATAGTCCTCTTTCGTTTTTATTGAGTTCATCTACCAAGGGTGTAAATGCGCGACACGCATATTCATTATATGTTAAATTGAGGGATGAAAATATGCAGGAACTCCATATGTTCATTGCTTAGTTGGTGTGCCTTGGCAAGTTCCTAGCACAAGAGAATAAATTACCCTCTTTGCACGACGTCATGGACCCATAACAGAAGTCAGCGAATCCAGTTTGATCATTAACTACGGTGGTCGACGGGTTTGATGAGAACTGTCTTAATGATTGTTCGAAAACATATTGATCTCCTAAATCCTTGAACAATTTGTCGGATATGTTTGGTTGGTCTGGGTTCAACTCTTGCACGAGCATCTTCGCTTGTTTCATAATTTTGTCGTTTACGTTATTATTGAATGCGGGGGGAGCGGGTTTTTTGTCCGGATGGTATTCGTAGTCAGTCAAGAGAGCATTGCCAAAAGGATTTGACGAATCGGGCTCTTCGAAAATATCGGAGTTTTTGCTGTATAGTGCATCGATTGCGGGATCACGATCTTTGAATTTCTCTTTGTCGCCATCTTGGTCTCGGTTTTTTTTGCTTTCGTCTCTCAAATAATACAAATAGATAGCAACAATGGTCAATGCGGAAATAACCAAAAAACGAAAATTCTGCGAAATCGCGAATCCAATGACGGTCAGCAATATTATTCCTCGAGTAATCGCATTCAGTTTTTCTTCATATGTCATGGACATGGTGGGAAAAAACTCCAACGACTGGACTAATATGTTTGGATCGTTAGACCAGAATGGTATGGGATATTCTCTCGAATCGTTCTTTTTAGTTTTGTCGCCGTCCATAATCTATACAGTATTGCGAGTTTTTATACAAACGCTAAACGACGGTTTGCTTGACGCATTTATCATCTATTTGGAATGTCTCGCACTTGTCTGACTGTGGAACGATCTTGAGAACACATTTCGATTTCTCACCCTTGTATAGCGGTTCTATGCATCCCTTTTCAACTGGCGGAGGTACATAATCAGCGGTTTTTGTGCATCTAGACCTAAAATGTTCGTATCGTTCTCTCACCATGTCGAATGTTAATCCAGACTTCTTGTTTAGCATCTTATTTATCAATTCATGAAGATTATAAATATAGAGGGAGAACGTTGCCCTGGACTCCATATGTTTCATACGCAGAGGTAATTTATGCAAGTTAGTAACGAAATTCTTCCTACATTTCCCGCACGGAAGCGTCCAACGTAAACTCATCACGAAATCGAAATAATGATGTTTATCAGCGGTTGTAGGATTTACCGGATAATTAAAGCTCATTGAATGTAGGACATGCCACATACTCGGCCCCCAGACGCTCGTAAGCATACCGTCGTTGCTGTTATACTCTGACTCGGCATAAACCCGATTCTTCCTTGTTTTATGTGTCAACATTTACAATATAGTGAGATATCTCGTTGAGCAGTGAATCACCGCGTCGTTCGTTAACATAAAAATAAATATCACGTAAACATATATAACTAATGTCAAAATTCGTAGATGCCGTCCTAAACACTATACGACCATACCAAACCAAGATTCTCATATTTATCATGCTAATTCTATTCATCATCGTCGGATATTATACCTATAACAAGTATGGTAAACCCACCCTAGAACAATCTGTATTTAAGGACACCGCGAACGCGGTCAGACGAACACAGTCAGCTGTTATCAAAATCTACTGGGTAGATTGGTGTCCGTACTGCAAGAGCGCGTGCACAGATAACACTGAGAGCGCCACCGGTCCGTGGCCAGATTTCAAGAAGGCGTTCGACGGACAAATGGTAGGAACTCACAAATTAAATTGCGAACTGGTGAATTGCACAGCGTCCGCCGACGATAACTCCCCGGTGTCTCATAACG